CCGGAATAAGAGGGTTTCGAATGCACGCCAATCGCTGGCGCAATGCATCGCTACAATACGTGGGGGGGAAGCGGTCTGGAGGCGGACCGTAGTCCTTGGCCCTCCAACTGACCATCTTTTCCCAACCCTTAAACGCACTGTAGCCACGAGTTAACTGTTCAACACGTCGCACAACCGCCCACAAAATGGGATGGCCAGGCATACTGCTCCAAATGGACCAAGCAGTACACCTAGCCAGAAACATGAGTTTCCGGATGCTGTATCTCTGCGACGTGATAGTGTACAACGAACGCATGCTCCTAAGGCAATTTCCTAAAACGTGGCCATCACGATAGTACTGTTTGCGAAGGAAGTCGGTGTCATCGACCATCTCACCATAAACCTCCACTGACATTTTGAACCCAAGACCAGCAACAACTTTTGTGTCGAGAATCTCAGCAGGAACGACGGCGTCATCCCCCTCCATTAAAAACTGGAGAGTGTCGACCGTCGCCCACCAACGGTTCAGATCACTGTCACCAGTCAAGGTTTCAAATTTAGTGTAGGCTTGAGTGTAGAATACATACAAGTTGCATAATAAGTTGCCCCCGGCGGTCTCATAAGTACCACTGCGTCGGGAGACGTGTAAAAAACGAAAAATGGCAGTTTTGTACCATATCGGGAGCTTAGACCCCCTATCATATGCATCAGCCGCTTCATAATGCCCCAGCAAACGCATCACACCCGCGATCAAATCCCGCTCGGCCTCCAAGACTATACCAGTTATGGAGGCTTCAAACGATGAATAATCAGTGTTAGCGTGCCGATGGCCCTCAGTGGCGGCCGCGACTAGTTTACAGATTTCGTTAAATGATAAAGCCTTAATGTGGTGTCCAAACAGCGGGCCACTCTTATAAATCATCTCGACCGCTTTCAAGACAGGAGCATTTACGAGCATTTCCTCGAGAGTCATGGGGTATATTCCACGTGGCTTGTTTCCATCTAAGCCGTCTGCGTGAACCTTGTGGTTACACTCAGGCTTAGGGAACCAACCCAATCTCTTTTCTTTGCTCATTAACACCTCTCTTTTATCGCGCTCTTTGATCAACATCTCAGAGTGACTGACTGGCTTGGAACGTAACAGCTCTTTTAAGCGCTCAAATTCAGTATGTAAACTGGGTTCCTCAACCCTGGTCTTGGTGGCCAAGTCCTCTAAAATACGGCAGTTTATAAATCTGCTGACTTTGAGAAACTTGGAC